GTTGATGATGGAAGAAGAAGAGGTTGACCAATTTGGAAGACCTATTGATTCTGATATAGCTCGTGATGAGTTAAAGAAAAACATGATGTCAGTTAATCCTAGATACCGATAAGCGATAGAGCTACCCTATTAGCGTAGGCACTCTATTATATTTAACCTTGAGGCTACCTTTACAATACAAGCCCTGCTAGTGCACAACGCAGCTACCTTGTAAACAAAGCCCCGACTAGGAGAAAGAATATGACTAATGAAGTCCAACAAGAGGAAACGCCAAATCCTTATAATTATAAAAAATCTTGGCACAAAAATGATGACAAACCTTTTGTATCATCAAATCAACTTTACTTTGAAGAGCCAGAGGAAAAGAATAAATTATTCAAATCTAATGACATCAACGAAGCAGTAAAAGTTGATAATGTTGAAGTAGAAGAATTGGAAGTTAAAAAGGATAAACCTTATAACAAACCAGACTACAAAAAACGATATGATGATTTAAAAAAACATTATGATAATAAACTTAATGAATTTAGATTGCGAGAAGAGGAGTTAAAAAATCAAGTTCAACAACCTGAATATAAAGCTCCAAAAACTGCAGAAGAATTAGAAAAGTTTAAAACAGATTATCCTGATGTGTATGAAGTTGTAGAAACTGTTGCATACATGCAATCGGAGTCTAAAGCAAAAGTTCTAGAAGAACGCCTTAGTAAACTCCAACAGCGAGAACAAGAGTTAATGCGAAAAGATGCAGAAAAAAGGTTAATGGATAAACATCCTGATTTTGAAGATATTAGAAACAGCGATGAGTTCCATGGATGGGCAAAAGAGCAACCGGATTCAATTCAGAAATGGATTTATTCAAACGCTGAAGATGCCGATTTAGCATCTCGTGCTTTAGATTTATTTAAAAGAGATATGGGTGTAGATACTCCCAAGGAAATAAAGTCATCTTCTAAGACTACACAATCTGCTGCTGATATGGTTTCAACTAAAACAACAACAGTTGAACCAAAGCAAGAGAAAGTTTGGTCTGAAAAGGAGATTGCTGCTATGAGTATGGATGAGTTTGACAAGTATGAAGACGAAATCAGCAAAGCCATGCAAGAAGGCAGAATCATAAAGTAACTATTAATATAAAGGAGTAAGTATCATGGCTCAATATTTTGAACCCTCAACCGATACTAATGCTAACTTTGCAAACTCCGTAAGTGGACAAACTAATAGCTACTTCCTACCTAGTATTTATTCTAGAAAGGTATTAAACTTTTTTAGAAAGAGCTCTGTAGTTGAAGCTATTACAAACACCGATTATGCCGGTGAAATATCTGCTTATGGAGACTCTGTAAAGATTATTAAAGAACCAGTTATTTCTGTGTCTGATTACACAAGAAATACTGATACAACCCAAACTATGTTGACTGACCAAGAGATTAATTTGGTAGTTGATAGTGCTAAAGCTTTCAAATTCATCGTAGATGATATTGAAACAAATATGTCACATGTCAACTTCAAAGAGGTTGCAACTTCATCTGCTGCATATGCATTGAGAGATTCATATGATGCTGCTGTATTAGCAACTATGTTCTCAGGTGTGTCATCATCTAGCCCAGACCATATTATTGGTGCTGATGCTGCTACTACTACAGAAACATTAGGACAATCACAAGGTGGTTCTAATGCTATTGACCTTTTAGGTTCTGATGGTAGTGGTAAAGACCCATTAGATGTTATGGCATTTATGGCTAAATTACTAGACGAACAAAGTGTACCTGAAGAAGGTAGATGGTTTGTTGCTCCACCTGCATGGTATGAGCAGCTTTCCCAGTCTGGTTCAAAGCTAATGAGTGTAGACTTTAATGCTGGTCAAGGTTCAATCAGAAATGGTTTAGTATCAAGTGGTAAACTAAGAGGTTTTGATATGTACAAATCTAACAATATTGCTTCTACATCAACTTGTAGTGGTAAAGTGTTAGCTGGACATATTTCATCTACAGCAACTGCTCAAACTATTATTTCAACAGAAACATTAAGAGACCCAACATCTTTTGGTGACATAGTTAGAGGATTGCATGTATATGGTGCGAAAGTATTAAGACCTGAAGCATTAGTTTCAGCTTTCTTTACAGTCGATTAAGACTGAAAAACTCGGGGGAGTCTTCGGACTCCTCCACTTTTAAGGACATAATATGGAACATAACAAAGAAAATTTACAAGGTAATCCAAAACCTGAAGGTAACATTTCTTACTTTAATTCTATTGAAGAAAAAGAAAAGATGTGTAGAAAGATGGTTGGATATAATGAAAGTTTAAAAGAATCAGATAAAGGAGACAAATAATGAAACATAAGAAAAAAGAAGAAAGAATGGGTATGATGTATGGTGGTAGAAAATCTGCTGCTGGTGGTATGTACATGATGGATGAGAAAAAAAGAAAACAAATGATGCACGGTGGACCACACAATAACATGGACAGAATTGGCATGTTTAAGGGTGGTGCAATGGATGTTCAAGACCCTAATTAATGAAAGTTAAAGCACCAAAAGGCTATCATTGGATGAAACAAAAAAATGGTAGTTTTAAATTAATGAAACACAAAGGAAAGTTTGTAAAGCATAAAGGTGCAAGTTTAACTGCGAACTTTGCTATACAAAAAATACATACAAAATAATGGCAACAACATATTTAGATTTAAGTAATGAAGTTCTAAGAGAATTAAATGAGGTAGTATTAACTTCTGGTTCATTTGCTTCAGCTACAGGTATTCAAGGATTTGTTAAAGATGCAATTAATAAATCATTGTTTGATATAGCAAATGCAGAACCACAGTTACCTTTTTTTAGTGCTGGAGTTAGTGGAGGTACAGACCCTTTTTATGGTAATGTAACTGTAGCTACTGTAGCAGGACAAAGATGGTATACGTTAAAATCTGATAGCTCAAGTATAACAACAGATTATTCTTCTGTTGATTGGGATGATTTTTATATTACTACTATTAATGTTAGTGGAGAATCAGAACCTTATGTATCTCAAGGATTAAAATTTTTAACACTTGCTGATTGGAAACAATATCATAGAGATGCAGAAAATGCAGATGATGCTAAAGGTTCAGATGCTGCTCATGGCGAACCTAGATATGTATTTAAAAGTCCAGACCATAGAAAGTTTGGATTAAGCCCAATACCAGATAAAGTGTATAACGTGCATTTTTATGCATTTAGTAAACCAACAGCTTTATCAGCTTTTAATGATGAAATACCTATGCCAGAACAATATAGTAATGTTGTAACAGCTAGGACTAGATATTATGTGCATCAGTTTAAAGAAAATATTCAACAAGCTGCTATGGCACAAGATGATTATAAAAAAGCTTTACGAGCTATGAAAAGTAATTTAATTAATCCACAACCAAAATATATGACTGACGATAGGAGATATTTCTAATGGCAGCATCAATGCCATTTTCAGTACCACTACAGGGTGGTCTTAATAAATCTACAAACTCGTTAGCATTATTAAGAACTCCCGGAGTTGCAACAAAGTTAAGAAACTTTGAGGTATCTATTGAAGGTGGTTATAGAAGAATAAATGGTTATACTGTTTTTGGTGGTGGTAGTGCTGTTAGACCTAATACTGCAGAAGATATAGAAGGATTATCAGTTTATGCAGATGGTGTAGTGGCTGTAGCAGGTAATGATATATTTTTTAGTCAAGATGGTACAAGCTATTTACAAATAAATAAAGCTAGTGTAGATGCTTCTGGTGATAACTTTAGTACTTTTTCAGGTCGTAGTGAGTTGTCATTAACATCAATAGACCAATGTGAGTTTGCATTATTTGAAGGTACTTCAGATTATGGTGAGTTAGTTATAACAGATAAGAGTGGTAACAATAAACCTTTCTTATTTAAAATGACAGGTACATCTGCAGTATTAAGTTCAAGAACATTTTTTGTTAGTCAAATAACAATTAGTGGTTCAACAACTGCAAAGTTTTGCACCATACATGATAATCACTTAGTTGTATCTGGAGACCCTAGTACACCTAATACTATTTATTTTAGTTCAACTGGAGATATAGATAGTTTTACAGGCTCTGGTGCAGGTAGTATAACATTAGAAGATAAAGTAGTTGGATTAAAAAGTTTTCGTAATGAACTATTTATATTTTGTCAAAACTCAATATTTAAGTTACAAAACATAAATAATTCTAGCACTATTGCAGTAGTTCCAGTTACTAAAAACGTAGGTTGTGTTGATGGTCAAACTATTCAAGAGATTGCTGGTGACTTGATATTCTTAGCACCAGATGGTTTTAGAACAGTTGCTGGTACTGCAAGAATTGGTGACGTTGAGTTAGGAACTATAAGTCAAGCTATACAACCAATTATAAATGATGTTGTAACAGCTAAAAGCACATTACAATTTAGTAGTGTTGTTATTAGAGATAAATCACAATACAGAATGTTTTATAGTACTTCTAGTGATACATCAGGAACTTCGAAAGGAATTATAGGAACATTAAGACCTAATGGTTTTGAATGGTCAGAAACATTAGGCATACAAGCTCCAGCTATTACATCAGGATTTGATAGTAGTGGAGTAGAAAAATTTTATCATGGTGATAGAGACGGACATATTTACAATCACGATACTGGTAATGCTTTTAATCCAGCAGGAACAGCTACTAATATAGAAGCTGAGTATCAATCACCAGATTTTGATTATGGAGATTTAGGCACACTAAAAACTTTAGATTATGCAAAAATTGCCTTTACTCCAGAAGGTAATGCACAACCAACACTTAGAGTTAGATTTGACTATGACAGTTTAGATACCCCACAACCTGCTGACATAGTTTTAACAGAGATACCAGAACCAGCTATTTTTGGTTTAGCTTTATTAGGTACACAAAAGTTTGGAGCATCTGAACAACCTTTAGTACGACAAAGTTTAACAGGTAGTGGACATAGTAATTTTTTTAAAATTTTTAGTGCAGATACAAATGCACCATATGCAATTAATGGACTATATGTAACATATAGACCTTCAGGCAGACAATAGGAGATATAAAAGATGGCAGGATATACTAGACAGAGTTCATTTAGTGATGGCGATACCATTACTGCTGCACTTTTTAATAATGAATATAATCAATTAGTAAATGCTTTTAATGTAAGTTCAGGGCATAGTCACGATGGTAGTACAACCGGTGATGGTGGTCCTATCTCAAACTTATTTAGTAACGCTTTAGTATTTGGTACAAATGCTGAAAGTGATATTGCTATTACCTTTAATGCTGCATCTAATGATGGAGTATTGACATGGAAAGAAGATGAAGATTACTTTGAGTTCTCTGATGACTTATTAATTGCAACAACAGAAAAAATACAATTTAGAGATACAGCTATATACATCAATTCTAGTACTGATGGACAATTAGACTTAGTAGCTGATACAGAAATACAAATAGCAGCAACAACTGTAGATATAAATGGTAATGCTGATATATCTGGTAACTTAGGAATAGGTGGTAATTTAACAGTCACAGGTACTACTACATTTAATGGTGGTACAATTACTATGGGTGATGCAGCTACTGACAACGTAGTCTTTGGAGCTGATGTAGACTCAAACATTATTCCAGATGATGATAATACTTATGACTTAGGTAGTTCTTCACAAGAATGGAAAGATTTATATGTTGATGGTATTGCATATTTAGATGGTATTAACTTTAATGGTACTGCAATCACAGCAACTGCTGCTGAACTAAATATTTTAGATGGTGTTACAGCTAGTGCAACTGATATTAATTTAATAGATGGTATAACAAACGGAACAGTAATAGCAAGTAAAGCTATTATAACAGATTCAAACAAAGACATTACTGGTGGTAGAAATATTACTATTAGTGGTCAACTTGCAGCAGCTACATTAGATATTAGTGGTGATGTAGATGTTGATGGTACATTAGAAGCTGATGCGATTACAGTAAATGGTACAACTCTAGCAGAAACAATTAGTGATACTGTAGGAGCTATGGTAACTTCTAATACAGAAACAGGAGTTACAGTTACTTATGATGATAGTGATAATACATTAGACTTTGTTATCGGTACACTTAATCAAGATACAACAGGAAACGCAGCAACTGCAACAGCACTTGAAACAGCAAGAACTATAGGTGGTGTATCTTTTGATGGTACAGCTAATATTAATTTACCGGGTGTAAATACTGCAGGTAATCAAGATACAACAGGTAATGCTGCAACTGCTACTACAGCAGGAACAGTTACAACAGCAGCCCAAACAAACATTACAAGTCTTGGTACGCTTACAGGTTTAACAACTACAGGTGATATTAATTTAGGAGATAACGACAAAGCAGTCTTTGGAGCTGGTGATGATTTACAGATTTACCATGATGGTAGTAATAGTATTATTTACGAAGGAGGTACTGGAGATTTACAAATAAGAGGCAACGGAGGTAACACTACTATAATGAACGGTGGTGGAACAGAAACACTTGCTAACTTTGGCAACAACGGTGCTGTAGAACTTTATCACGATAATAGTGCAAAACTAGCCACAACAAGTTCAGGTGTAGATGTTACAGGTACATTAGATGCTAGTTCACAAGTTCTAGTTGGTACAAATAATTCTATCTTTGCTGAAAACAATATTAGATTTAAACCTAGTGGTGGTGCTTTTATAGACCATAATACAACTGGACAAAATATAAACTTTAGACTTTCAAACTCATCAAGTCTTGATGTAACTCCTTTAGTGATAAGTCCAACTGCAATAACAACAGCAGTAAATGTAGATGTTACAGGTACAGTTGTTGCTGATGGTTTGACTGTTGATGGTACAGCCACAATAACTTATACAGGTACAGGAGATGGATTAGTTCTAGAATCAACAGAGACAGGTGCAAGTGGTGCTCCAGATTTAGTTCTTTACAGAAATAGTAGCTCACCAGCAGATAGTGATGATATAGGAAACATACTTTTTAGAGGTAAAGATGATGCTGGTAATGACACAAGTTATGCTTTTATTTTAGGCGAAATAAATGATGCCTCAAATGGTAGTGAAGATGGTAATTTATTTTTTAGAACACAATCAGCAGGTTCTTTAGATAACAGACTTTCTATAGTGTCAGACAAAGTTGGTATAGGAACTACAAGTCCTTTAGGTAAACTAAGTATACAAGAAGGTTCAAGTGGTGGTTCAGCTAACTCAAATGCAGACGGATTAGTTATTGATAATACTGGTAAAACAGGTATAACAATATTAACACCAAATGATTCAGAAGGATTAATTTTCTTTGCTGACCCAGATGATGATAATATAGGAAGAATAACTTATAACCATTCTACAAATGCTATGGGGTTTGTAACAAATAACTCTACAGCTTTAACCATTGATAGTTCAAGCAACGTTGGTATAGGAACTACAAGTCCTAGTGCTAATTTACATGTAAGTACATCTTCAGGTGATTGTACTGTTTTAATTGAAGCAGCAGAAAATGCTAGTGGTAGTGAACCAAGACTTCAGTTAAAAGGTACTAATACAAGCAGTAATCCAATTATTGAATTTGGTGATAGTGCTGCTTTCCCGGGTTCTATTGAATATGAAAATTCAGATAATAGCATGAGACTTACTACTAATGCTTCAGAAGCCTTGCGTATTGATTCTTCAGGAAACTTAGGTTTGGGAACTACAAGTCCTAATGGGAAGCTAACTATTTCAAATAGTGGTGCTGGTGGTTTTGAATTTACACCTGATACTACTGCTTTTAGTGTTGCTAACTCAAATTATATAGCTTCATATGATAGAAGTGCATCTGCTTATAGAGATATAGTATTTGATTTAGGTGGTGCAGAAAATCAATCTATTAGATTTAAAGCAGGTGGCAACGTTGGAATTGGAACGAGTAGTCCTGCTGAAATGCTACATGTAACAGGTGATATTAGAGTTGACACAGATTTAATATTACAACCTACAAAGATTCTTTATCTTGATGGTGGGAATGATACTTATATTAATGAAGTTGCTGCTAATACTATTGGTTTTAATACAGCAGGAGGGGAGAGAGTCAGGATTGATGCTTCAGGAAACGTTGGTATATTCGCTGGTATTGTTGGTGCTTTACTTACAGTAAACAATGGTAATGATGCTTTACCGACTATTGCTGCATCAACAAAAGCTATTTTTGCCTGTGATAATACTGCAAACTTTGATACAAGTATATCAATATTAAGTGCATCAAGTGGTGGTGAATCAATAATAAATTTTGGAGATTATGCAAACGAGGATGCTGGTCAGATAAAATATGAGAACGATAATGGTGGGTCAGATTATATGGCAATTAGTGTTAATACTAGTGAAGCTTTGCGAATACTACATAACGGAGACGTTGGTATAGGAACTACAAGTCCTTCACATAATTTACATGTTTTTGCTGATTCAGGTACAACACAAGGTATTACATCACAAGTAAATAATGGTAATGCAGCTAATTTTCAATTTGAAAAAGCTAGGGGTGGTAGTGGTGGACCTTCAGTAGTACAAAGTGGAGATGATTTAGGTAATTTAGTATTTGCAGGATATGACGGTAATTCATATGCATCAGCAGCAACAATTAAAGGTGAAGTTGATGGAACTCCAGGTGATGGAGATATGCCTGGAAGATTAAGTTTTAGAACAAGTGCTGATGGTAGTGAGTCTCCTTCAGAAAGAATGCGTATTGATTCTTCAGGGCGATTACTTATAGGAACAACATCTACAACACCTGCTTTTGGTACAGGTAATGGTCATGCTTTTCATGTTGGCGATGGGTCACATCTGTCAAGAAGTGGTGGCACAGTATTAATTGTTAATAGAGGCTCAGATAATGGTGACATTATAGATTGTAGAAAAGATGGTACAAAAGTTGGCAGTATTTCAGTAAACGACACAGCAACAACTTATAATACTACATCAGATGCAAGACTAAAAGACGTTACAGGCTCTGCAAGAGGATTAGAAGTTATCAACGAACTTAATCCAGTAGCTTATAATTGGAAATCAAATGGTAAAGCAGACGAAGGTCTAATAGCTCAAGAGGTATTAGATGTAGTACCAAATGCTGTATCAGGTTCAGAAGAAGATATGTACCAAATGGATTACAGTAAGTTGGTAGTGCATTTAGTTGCAGGAATGAAAGAACAACAAGAACAGATTGAAGCCTTACAATCTGAAATCAACGAGTTGAAAAACTCATAACAAAGGAGAATAATATGGCAATAGGATATACTTGGGATGTTTCAACAGTTGATACATACCCAACTAAAGATAGTAAAAGTGATGTAGTCTACAACGTACATTGGAGACTTACAGCAACTGATGATACTAATAAGGATAGTGACGGTAATAACTGGACTGCTACTACTTATGGTTCACAGGGTGTTGACACTTCAGACCTTTCAAGCTTTACAGCTTTTGCAGATTTAAAAGCTAGTGATGTGCAAGGTTGGGTTGAAGCTGCTTTAGGTGCTGATGAAGTTACAGCTATGAAAACTGCATTAGATGCACAGATAGCTGAACTAATTACACCTACATCTGTTACTAAAACTATCAGTTAATTATGGAACTAACACCTTATTTATTTTGGAACATCTTTATAACTTTGGTGTTAGCCCCCATACTTTACGGTATTCGTAGAAACGAATCCGAAGCAAAAAGAATAGACATACTTTTAAATAAGACTCGAGAAGAGATTGCAAAAGACTATGTCACCAAACAAGAAGTAAAAGAAGGAATGAACATCTTAATGGATAGATTAGAAAAACTACATGAAAAGGTTGACAGACTCTTTGAGGTAAAATAATGGGAAAGAAGAAAAATAGAAAACAATATAAACAAAAAGTTACTACTGATAAGAGAGTAGACATGCGTACTGGTGGGCGAGTAAAAGCTCAAGTTGGTGGTATGCAAAGAGTTGTAGGAAGACCAGTAGAACCACCTCTAAGAAGAACTACACCAGAACCAGAACCTGTAATAACATCTCCGGGTGAAAAAGGTCCTGCACTACCAGACCCTATAATGAGAGGAGGTCCAGTAGGACCGGGTGTACCTTTTAATCCGGGAACTGGAAGAGTACCACCACCACGTAGAGGTAGACCAGTACCACCACCGTCTGTGCCTCCTAAACAACCACCTCCGTTTGTACCACCACCTCCACCAGACGTACCTCCACCAGATGAAACACCTCCACCACCTCCACCGGATGAAACACCTGTAGAAACTCCTATGACATCTAGAGAGATAGCAGAGGCTGCAGCAAGAGGTGAAGTTCCTGAAGCTGCACAATTACCTGATGCAGTTCAAATAGAAGAAGGAACTCCACAACAAATCACAACAATGGATGAGCCTACAACTGTAGGACAAAGACAAGCTGAACCAGTTGGACCAGAAGCAGTTAGAGAAGCTGTTGTAGATACATCTGCAATGCCAGATGAAAGAGCTGCTGCTGAGTATAATTCTTTTGTAAGTGAACAAACTGCTGATGTACAAGAAGCTATAGGTTCTTTATCTGCAGAATCTCAAGCAAAAGTTAATGAAGTTAGAGAACTATCAGGACCTGCAGAAGCTACTAAAATTACAGATAAAATTGCAAATGCTGCAAAAGCTGAAGATGTTGACGGTGTTTTATCTGCTGGTGCTTTTGCTCCTGAAGTAACAGGAGTAGGTGCTCAAGTATCAGAAACTCCTGATGCTGAAAGACAAACACGTGAAGCTATTACTGGTGAAGCTGCTAGTGGTGAAGCTGCACAAATAATAGGACAAGTAGGTTATGAAGCTGCTAAACAAAGGGCAGTAAAAGGAACTGCTGCTAAAGGTGCTGCTGCATCTATGGTAGCTGAAACAGCTAATATACCAGAGCCAGTTGCTGCTGCTATTGTAGAAGACCCTGCAGTTGTAGAAGCTCAAATAGATAATGAGCCTGTAGAAGTACAAGCTGCTGTAGCTGCTTTACCTCAAGAAGCTTTAGTATCTTCACAGATAGAAAGTTTATTAGGTGGTATGGAAGATGGTAATATACCAGCTTGGGCTAAACCAGCAGTTTCTACAGTTAATCAAAGTATGGCTGCTAGAGGTATTCCAGTATCAACTGTAGGTAGAGATGCATTGTTTAATGCTATTATACAAAGTGCTTTACCTATTGCACAAAGTAATGCACAAGCTTTACAGCAAAGAGCAACACAAAATTTAAGTAATCAACAACAAGCTAACTTACAACAAGCTACACAAGAACAACAATTAAGATTACAAAATTTATCTAATAGACAAACTGCTGCAAGTCAAACAGCTCAGTTTGCTCAACAGATAGCTGTACAACAAGGTCAATTTAGACAAGAAGCTGTATTAACAACAGCACAACAACAGCAACAAGTTAGATTACAAAACTTACAAAATCAACAACAAGCTGCTGTTCTTAATTCACAACAACAACAAGCTATTAATGCTCAAAACTTAGGTAATGAACAACAAATTAATTTAGCTGAGTTGCAAATAGAAGCACAAGTAGAAGGAGCTAATCAACGTGCTGAAAATCAAGAACAATTAGCAGAGTTTCAAGTAGCTGCAGATTTCTTATCTAAAAATGCTGCTTTTAAACAAGACATGGAAAAAGCTAATCTTTCTAATGAACAACAAATAAGACTTGCAAACTTATCAGCACTTAATCAGGCTTCATCAGAAAATCTTAGTGCTGCTCAACAAACAGAACTTGCAAATCTTAATAAACAAATGCAGCTTAATATTCGTAATGCTGACTTAGCTCAACAGATGGGAATAGCTCAACTTAATGTTGACCAACAAAGAGCTATGCAGAATGCTACTATTGTAGCTAATATGGATATGGCAAACTTTAATGCTGACCAACAAAGAGTATTAGCTGATAGTAAGTTTATGCAAACTGTAGCTATAACAAACATGAATACAGAACAACAAGCTATTATGCAAAATGCTACAGCTATGGCATCTTTAGATTTAGCAACAGTTGACCAAAGAACTAAACTATCTGTACAGAATGCTCA